ACAAGCAATAGGAAGATTTATGGTTTTTGTAATGATGCCTATACCTGTTGAAAGTGGTTATTGGGAAAAGGAACCAGAGTGTTGCATATGTGATGCAGATAATAACCTAGAACCAGTTATTATAGGATTAAGTAGTGAACAGGCGCACAGTGTTGCGGATTTTTGGAATGAATGTGAGGAAGGTAATTAATTATGAGTGTAAAGAACTATAAGGACGTAATGGAGCTAAAGGCTAAAGCAGATGCGCTTGGTTTTAAAATATCAATAGGAAACAAGATTAACCTTATTAAAGGAGAGGTTAATATTAAATGTGATGAGGTTTACGAGGCTACGCTTGTATTACACGGCTGGCAGCTTTGTAAGGATGCAGAAAGTAGACTACTCGCAAGAATTAGAGAACAGGCAAAGCCTAAACCACCAGTATTAGATGACGGACGAAAAGAAGATAACGCTTGATGATTTTAAGCTTTCTGAAGAGGAAGAGCAACATTTGGCCAGTTTAGATAAACCTGTATTAAAAGCAGGGTATATGTCTAAGCTTAAGCGTGACTTTTGTAAAAAACATGGTATAGAATACCTGTCCAAGAAAAAACAGGCTGAGGCTAAAAAGGAAGAGGACGACGAATTTACCCCTAAGAACGCTGCCGATATTCGTAGGGAGATTAAGAAATACGCGCATGAGATCGGATATTCATCTATTAAGTCAATGATGGATATGGTTAATGAAAAGGATAAGAAAGGTGAATTCGTATTAAATGCTGGTCAGAGACTAGCTATTCACAAGGAACTGGCTAAGTATGAAGCTCCACAGTATCGTAGTAGCGATATGGACGAGGAAAATAAATCGAACGTCTCTGTTGAGATTAAGCAGTATAGCTATGAGGAAGGCGAAGATACTGAGGTATTACCTGAGATTAATGACGAAGAGTATGATGAATTCGAATTTTTAGAGGATGATGATTAATTATGAATATACAAGTTAAATACGGAGTAGGGCATAATAGCAGTACAGGTGAACCAATGTGGTTGTCTGTTGCAGAAATTAAAGGAAAGAAATATGCACACGGCATGTTATTCAGAAGAATGGATAAAGATCAATATATGTTTACAGCAGCAAGAGATTTTACTCATCAGTGTAATTTATTGAAAATAAAAAATGTTCGTGTTAAAATGAGAGAAGATGTGGATATCATGTCTAACTTCAAAAAGTACGAAAATGAACAAAAAATTAAAACCTAATAAAATCCTCGTATTAAACCCGAATGTTAAAAAGAATACCAATATACCCTACCCGCGTAAAAACGTCATATACGGCAAATCTAACCCATTGACGGTCAAATTAGAGATACAGTTAGACCCAGCTAAATAAATGATACAACTACCAGCGCACGGATTCACACCCAGAGTTTATCAAAGAGGCTACTGGGATTATATGCAAAAAGGAGGCAAGAGAGCCGTAATGGTTTGGCCTCGACGACACGGAAAAGATTTAACAGTATTTAATCAGACCGTATTACAGTCACAACTTAGAGTTGGGCTATATTGGCTTATATATCCGTTCCTCAATCAAGGTAAAAAGATTTTATGGAATGGTGTTACGGGTGGTACACTAAGAGCTGACGGCACAAGAAGTCCGGGGGTTAAGTTTATTGATTATGCACCAGAAGCTTTAGTTGAAAGAAAAATTGGTAATGAGATGCGTATTAACATGCGCAACGGAAGCATTATACAAATAATGGGTGCTGATGACCCAGACAGACTAGTAGGTGCAAATCCAGTAGGTGTAGTCTTCTCTGAGTATTCGCTTATGAGTGAGCAGGTTTGGAAGCTCATTGTCCCTATCCTCGCAGAGAATGATGGGTGGGCTAACTTTATTTTTACACCTCGTGGAGAAAACCACGCATATGATTTAATGCTTAAGTCCCAAAAAGAAAAAGATTGGTATTGCTCATGGCTAACATCAAAAGACTGTAAAGTACTTACAAAAGAAAAATTGAGGGAATCTAGAGAAGCATTAGGCGATGAGGCATTATTTCAGCAAGAGTTCTTCTGTTCTTTCAAGTCACCAATTCAAGGTGCTTATTATGGCCCTCAAATGAGAACAGCGACAAAAGAGCAGAGAATAACTAATGTGCCTTACGATACAAGACTTGAAGTCCATACAGCATGGGACTTTGGATACGGTGACGCTACAAGTATATGGTTCTACCAAAGATGGGGTCAGGAGATTAGGTTAATTGATTATTACGAAAACAGCGGTGAAGGCATTGAGTTCTACGCAAAAATACTTAAACAAAAAAATTACAATTACGGAACTCACTTTGCCCCTTGGGATGCTGGATCAGGAAGCGTTCAAACCGGAAGAAAGCTTAAGGACCATGCAAGATTAAAAGGAATTAAGTTTAAAGTCCTACCAAAAGAAGGTGTAGCACACGGCATAGAAGCCGTAAGAGACTTACTATCAAGATGTTGGTTCGATTATAGAAGATGCGACTTAGGTATTAAAGCATTAAAGTCATATTCAAAAGCTTGGAATGAAGAAAGGCAAGTGTACTCAAATAACCCAACACATGACTGGTCATCACATGCAGCAGACGCAATGAGGACTTTAGCTATGTCTTTCAAAGAAAGAAAAAAAGAAACTACGAGACAGAAGTATGCAAATAGACCAAGAAGAGTTATGTGATAGAGATATATTTCCTAAGGCAAAAGAACTCGTAGAATCACAGGGTTTAAACTATCGAGAGCAATATGAAATATACATGGGCAACCATTATGTGGTAAAGACTCCAAGCTCTATGATATGGGCAAAGAGAATTAACCATCCTGTCAAGGCTTGGTTTATTTTTCTTGCTATAGGCTCAAATTGTTTTAAGATTTGGTACAAGCAAATGCCATATTACTTGCCCAACGTAGCATACTACAGGCCGCTAAGGGGAAGGGATAGATTGCATATTATACCAATGAAGCGACTAGAGAAATTTATATGTTCAAAGAAATAAAAAAATTTTTTAAATTTACACTACTATGTGAATTAGGAGGCGGTGGAAGCACGGCTGTTCAAGCACCACCCCCGCCACCAGAATTACCCCCGCCACCAGTAGTAGCTCCAGAACCAACACCACTGCCAATAGGAACAGAGATTAGTGAAATAGCACCTACCGAGGCAGAGAAAGAAGCATTTAGAGCAAATACCAGACTAAACGTATTAGCTAGAAACAGAACAATACAGAGCAAAGATACAACCAGATTGACTGGTTCATTAGGTTTAACAGCAAGCGGAGCTTCAACGGATGCATCAAGACAATTGTCAAAAACACTGGGATAACGAACTATACGAACATAATGACGCATATATCGAGGCAGTCAAATTCTATAAAGGAAACCAAGAGCTTTTGGATCAACACATATTATTCTTTGCTAAAAAAGGAATTTGTGTCGCAAAGCCCGACCATATGTTACTCGCTTGCGTGGTTGACGACGACACTTGGTTCATTGGACTGGCAGTTGGTAAAAATGCATTTGAAGTTTTTTATTGGAGCATTCCTTTTTACCTACCCTATGTTTCTTGGGTAAGAGAGAAGAGAGATGGAGGAAAGCAGATTTACAAATACAGTTGGGAGAAATTAGAGAGAAAGTTTACAAATGGGCAGTTCAGGAAACAACAGGAGGCGAGCACAAGCAGATCAGCAAGCTCAAACGCAATTAAACCAACAGTTTAGAGTTTTGCTTGAAAGAGCTAGGCCAATATTACCAGAAAGAGAAATTGACAGAATCATTCGACTAAGCCCATTTGGAGAAGAGACAGAAAACGGATTTAATTTAGCAGATGCTACACAAGAACAATTCAGAACACTATCAAGGGAAGTTCAAAGGGAAGAACAAAGAAGGGCAGAATCAGCAGCAGGTGCTAGGTCATCTAGAACAGATGAGGCTATTGCAGAGAGAAAGGCATTTGAAGAAGAGAAACAAAGAGCAGAAGGCAGTGTATCATCATCGGTTAGACGATCAATCGTAAGAGGTGGTGGTTTACCGAGGGAAGGTTCCCTCGCAAATACAGGAAGCTCAAACGTGCTTAAAAGAAGGTTAGGATAATGGCTAAAAGTACTAGAACTATTTTAAAAGAAAAGAACGAGCAAAAGCGTCAGATAAGAAGACATTTCGATGACCTATTTAGGGATATTAAAGATTTAGTTAGGCCTGACACTTCTCCATTTGAAAACCCATCAAAAGAAGATACTGAGATAGGCGAAGAGAAATATTGTGAACAATTTGACGGCACTGCACCGTGGGCCAATAATACCCTAGCTAACGGATTAGCATCATCATTAGTATCATCAAGCTCCAGATGGTTCGGCCTGCAATTAGAAGATGTAGCCAGACCAAATAAAGATCAGAAGGAGCTTTTAGAAAAAATAACAGATAGGATTTATAAGGTATTTAGTTTACCAAAGTCATGCTTTGGAACTTCAACACACGAAGCATTCTTAGACGTAGGAGCATTTGGAACCTCAGTTATGTTTGTGGTTAGAAGTCAGTTGACTAATGCTATTACATACAAAAGTGTTCCGTTGGGAGATTGCTATATTGATGAAAATGCAGACGGAGAAGTAGACTCACTGGATCGAGACATAAGAATGACTAAGCGTCAAATACTTCAGCGATTCCCAGAAAAACAAATACCAGATGAGATTTTAAAAGATAAAGTCCCAATGACCGAAAACTATCTAGTAGTGCATTCGGTGTTTCCACGAACAGAGAGGGATATGAAGCGCAAAACTAAAAACAATAAAAAGTTTGCTTCATTTTATTGGTTAAAAGATATAGATGCACCACCTTTAGAAGAGGGCGGTTTTGACAGTTTTCCTTATATTGTTCCAAGGTGGTCAACTATAGCAGGAGAAAGATACGGAAGATCACCAGCCATGACTTGTATCTCTGATATTAGAATGTTGAATGAAATGCTTAAAGAGATATTAATTAACGCTCAGCTAAGCAATGGACCTCCTATTGTAGCAGAAGATGAAGGACTTTTACCTGATGTAGACTTTGGCCCAAGATCATTGATTTGGAAAGAGCCGGGAACTGAAGACCCGCACGTGCTAAATGTAACAGGAGTCCCATCTCTAATGTTGCAATTAATTCAAGACGCTAGAAACCATATTTCGAGATGCTTCTTTGTAGATTTCTTGAGGCAAGAATTTAAGAAGGAGAGACAGACAGCATTTGAAGTTGCTGATAAAAGAGACGAAATGCTTAGGCTTATGAATCCTATGCTAGAAAGACTTCAAAAAGAAATGCTATCTAAGCTTATCGAGAGAACAATAGACCTAATGAAAGAGGGTAAGGAGTTTCAAGGTCTAGAAGGTTTTGATCTAAATAGACTAAAGATCGTCTTTCAAAGCCCAGCTACAATGGCTCAAAAGGCAATTAAGAGCTTAGATATGCAAAGACTTTTAAATGAAGTATTGCCGTTAAGCGAGTTATTCCCAGAAATTAAGGCAAAGATCGACGGATCTAAATTAGCAGATTTTATTTTTGACAATAGAGGATTCCCTGCAGAAACATTAAGAACAGATGAGGAAGTAAGGGAAATGCAGCAAGCAGAAGCAGAACAACAATTAACTCAGCAAGCCCTTGATGCAGCACCAGCAGCAGCGTCAGCAGCTAAAGACTTTGCAATAGCAAAAGAGAAGGGCGGGTTAGACATATTATAGGATGACTAAAAAGAAAACTACCAGTAAAGCAGCGACAAGGAAAAAGACACGGACAACTAAAAAAGCAACAGAAAAAAAACAAGAGAAGCAGGATACACTAGAGTATATGCATTCTGTTGCAAATAAGAAGTTCTCCGATGAAGACGGTCAGGCATTATTATTACACCTATGTGATAAGGCAGGCATAACAAAATGGAACCCATTAGCAGTAAATGAGCCGCTTCAAGTAAACTTTGGAGAAAGACGAATGATTCATTATTTATTAGAATTATCCGGCATTTCACCTAAAAAAATTATAACAAAATATCAAAGCAATATAGAAAGGTCAAAATATGAACAAAAGGTTAATTAGAGGTTTCTTTAGAGAAGATGCAACAGGCGAAGGCGGCGAAGGCGGCTCAGCAGCAGCTACAGGCGATTCTGAAGGAGAAGGAACGACAACAGCGCAATCCAACTCAGATGGATCAATAGCCTCTTCTGAGGGTTCAATCACATCGCAAGCAAAGGCTGAAGATTGGAGAGATAAACTAGATTTATCAGATGACATTAAAACATCAAATGTGCTTAAGAATGTAAAAAACCCATATGAAGACCCAACAGATTTAGTCAATCAACTATATCATGCTCAGAAGAAAATCGGAGAGCAAAAAGGGGCAATGCCAGCAGAAGATTGGTCCGAAGATAAGGTAAACGAGTTTTATAATGAACTAGGAAAACCTAAAGAGCACGCTGATTACGAATTCCCTGATATAGCGGAAGAACATAAACAATTCTTTGACGTAGATCGAATTGAGGCATTTAAGGAGAAGTTTCATAAACATAACCTTACAAAAGCGCAAGCAAAGGGCATTATCGATGACTTTACAGCAGATCATATATCAGCAATGACCGCAGCAGGCCAACAACTTGAAAATGAAATAGCTCAACAGGTTAAAGATTTTCAAGAGACAGAAGGGGATCAATATGAGATGACTATGCAGTTTGCTGCAGCAGCAGTCAGAGAGTTTGGAGGCGATAAAGCACTTCAAAGACTGCAAGATCTTAATGTAGATAGAGATCCGGTCCTTAATAAAATGTTCTCTGAGATGGGAAAAGCACTTTCTGAGTCAAGTATAAGCGGTGAAGGAGACGGAGGATTTGTAACTGGTAAAGCAGCAGCACAACAGGAGAAAGAAAAACTTATGTCAGATCCAGACTTCAAGCGCGTATGGCTTAGTAAGAAAAGAGAAGATAGGTCAGAGCATCAAGCTGCGGTTAAGAAAATATCAGCACTCAATGAAATTATCTATGGAGATAGCTAATTAAAATATTCTTTACAAACCCTTAGAAAACGATTATGGCTACTTATGTGAGGTAGCCATTTTCTTTGGTCTTACAAGAAGCATGTAGACATGCCGCTAGTAGCGTAACTATAGGAGAGTCCTTAAGTAAGGGTAGCTTGCCGAAACAAATCAGAAATTATTAATCTTAATTTAACATAAAAAATGGCAGATCAAACTATACCAAAGAATTATGTTATAGACTTTAAAGAAGGTTATACTCAGGCGTTTCAGCAAATGACAACCAAATTTAGGTCTATAATGGAAGAGGATACGTTTAAAGGTGAATACGTCACTTTTGATCGCATCGGACTAGCAGACGACATGAACGAGGTAACAACTCGTTTAGGTGACACTCCAAATAATGATGTTGCGCATGAGCGTAGACGCATTTTCGCAAAGGATTATGATTGGGGTAAGGGCATTGATAAAAACGATTTAAGACGTGTATCAAGTGACCCAACGAATGAATACACAACAGCAGCATTAGCATCAGCAAAGCGTCAGATTGACAAAATTGCGGTAGCAGCATTTGACGCTGATGTTCAAACTGATAAGAACGGGCAAACAACTGTTTCTTTCGTAGGAACAAATTCTAATAGAATTACAGTTGGTGCAGTAAGTAACGAAAACGGTTATGTTTCAACAGCAGGTGATTTCCAAGTTCAAGCAGGAAACAACGAAGGCATTGACGTAGCTGTTGACTACCAAAGAGGTGGCGGTGGTGCTAACTCTAACATCACTAAGGATAAGCTTATTGCAGTTCGTGAAGCAATGCAAACTCTTGAAGGTCTAGAAGACGAAGATGACGGAATGATTAATTTCGTTCTAGCTCCTAGTCAACAAGCAGCACTACTAAACATCAGTGAAGTAGTTGATGCAGACTTCAATAGCGTAAGAACTCTAGTAAATGGTCGAGTAGACACATGGCTAGGATTTAAATTCATTTATTCTAACCTTCTTAAAAAGACTGGTTCAGAAAGAGAATGTTATGCTATCGGTCCGAGAGGAATGAAGTTAGGTATCAGTGAAGACATCAATGTGGACATGTTCCGTCACACTGGTAAGAAAAACCGTCCTTGGATTCAAATTGAAATGTCTATGAACGCATTACGTATGTATGGAGAGCATGTTGCTAAAGTACGTTGTGATGAATCAGTAGCATAAACGAAGAAAGGATAACAATCATGGCAGAATTAAATTCAAAACAAAGAGCACAGGTCGAAGCACTAGGCACAGACCCGTTAGAAATCCACGAAAGTGGAAGTCGTGAGCGTTCTGAATACTACGAATTCAACACAACAGATCAAGGTAATGACGCTGTAGCAGCAGACGACATTATTAATCTTGCGTTGGTTCCAGAAAACAGACGCTTAGACCATATTAAATGGGCAACTGATGGCTTAGGCACTGACGTTGAACTTCTATTCGGAATCAAAGGCGCAGATGGTTCAGGGGTCTATGATGACCAAGGAACAGCTGACGACGATGATTTCTTCAATTCAACAGCAGTTGATGTTTCAGGCGTTGGTAATGGTGAGGTAGGAAAAGCTCTAGCAGAGAAATTCGGATACCTTACAACCAAAAAGGTAATCATTACTGCAAAAGTCGTTGACGGTGGTTCGATCGCTGTAACGGCAGATAAAAATCTAAAGGGTAAAGTTTACTACGCTGGTAGTTAAACCTATATTGTTCGGTCTATGGGGTGGTCTTCGGGCCACCCTTAAGACTTAACACTTAAAAACACTATGGCACATAATCAAACAACTATATGTAATTCAGCTATCGTCAAGCTAGGCGAACTATCCATAGTATCCCTAACTGACCAAACAAAAGCAACAGACCTATGCAATTTACGTTTTGCATTCGCAAGAGATGCGGTATTAGTTATGCATCCTTGGAAATGGGCGAGGAAAAGAACTTCATTGTCTAATACAGGAGTAACACCAGCATTTGAATGGGCAAATACATTTAGACTTCCAACTGATTTCTTAAAGCATGTTTTAATCTCAGATGAGAACGGCTGCGAGTTAAGAGAGGATGAATGGGAGAGAGAGGGTGAAAATATCCTCAGTAATCAAGAGACGCTATACATGAAATACGTATACCGTCCAACAAATTTAGCATTTATACCTGAATACCTAGCAGAGACAATTGCATGGTATTTAGCTTACGACATAGCAGACGCACTAACTCAAAGTGATCGAAAAATAGAAAGAGCTCAAAGCTTATTTAGGATTCAATTGTCATCAGCAAAGACTTTGGACTCTAGAGAAGGTTCTGTTAGGCAGCTTAGATCAAACGGCTTATTAACAGCGAGAGCGCATTTCAATAAAGCACGTGATTCAAGGTTTCCACCAGAGGCTTATTAATGGCAAGAGCACATACCAACCAAGCAAATTTTGTAGCAGGAGAAGTATCACCCTTAATTAATCCAAGGGTTGATATTGAAAAGTATTTATCGTCATTAAAGAAGTGTGAGAACTTTATTGTATTTCCACAGGGAACATGCTTTAGGAGATCTGGAACGGGATTCATTAATTCAGTAAAAGACTCATCAGCATTTACAAGACTTATACCTTTTGAGTTCTCAACAATACAAGCTTACTCTCTTGAGTTTGGAAATGAATACATGAGAGTTTTTAGAGATGAAGGAACTGTTGTAGAAACATCCCAAAATATAACAGCCATTACCCAGGCGAACCCAGCGGTTGTAACAATTAATGCACACGGTTATAGTAATGGTGATTTTGTTATATTAACTGAAATTGTAGGGATGGAAGAACTTAACGGACGATCTTTTGAAGTAGCAAACGTAACTGCAAATACATTCGAGTTGTTGGGGATTGATTCAACTACATACGAAGCTTACGCATCAGGTGGTAAGGCATCTAAAATATTTGAAATAACAACACCTTATCAAACCGCACAACTACAAGAACTAGATTATGCTCAATCAGCCGACTTTCTTTATTTAGCCCAAGGAAATAATATACCGCAAACGCTAACAAGGACAGGTGATACATCTTGGACTTTGAGCGATTTTACTCCACTAGACGGACCCTACTTTAAAGAAAACACAGATGCATCAATTACACTAACACCATCAGGAACTACAGGAACAATAACAGTAACCGCTAGTTCAGCAATATTTGCAGCAACAGACACATCAGGGGTAGGTGGAACAGGGAGCAGTAATAGATCTATAAGGTTTAGAGATAAGACAGGTGGCGAGACGGTAGGCTGGGGCTTTATAACAGGATTCACAAGCACCACACAAGTTGAAGTAACTCTTGAAGTAGATTTAGCCAACACGACACCAACAGACTTCTGGAGACTGGGAGCTTGGTCTAGTACGTCAGGATATCCAAAGCACGTAGGATTTTATGAGGAAAGGTTAATTTGGGCAAACACAGAGGCGCAGCCTGATACATTATGGATGAGTAAGAGTGGAGATTTTCAAGTTTATTCTCCCACAGAACTAGACTCTAGTGTTCAAGATGACAACGGAATAGCATATACATTAGCTTCAGGACAGGTTAACGCAATCAATTGGTTAGATTCTGGCCAAGTATTACTAATCGGAACGACTGGTTCAGAGTGGCAGATAAATTCAGACTCATTAGATAATCCACTCACACCTAGTAATATTAGTGCAAGAAGACAGACCACTGAAGGCAGTAAAGAGAATATTAAAGCTATAAGAGTAAATAACTCTACCTTTTTTATTCAAAGAGCTGGAAGAACCCTTCAAGAGTATGTGTTCGATGCTAACGCTAATGCATTTGCAGGAGAGAAAGCATCAATATTATCTGAGCATATATTTAGAGAAGGCGATAATTCAGCTACTTACATTGAATATCAAAAGGAACCTAATTCAGTTGTATGGTCAATTAGATCAGATGGTCAGTTAGTAGGTTTAACATACAATCGAAGACAAAACGTTTATTCATGGCACAGGCAGCTTATTGGTGGATCATTCGACACAACAGAGCATGCAGTCGTCGAGAGCATAGCTGTAATCCCCTCTAGCGCGGGAACAGAGGACACGGCATACATGATCATCAAGAGAACGATAAACGGCCAGACAGAGCGTTACGTTGAGTATTTAAAGAAAGACTTTTATCCTATATCACCAACAGATAAAGATGATATGTTCTTTGTGGACTCAGGATTAACACTAGATTTAGGAGAACCTATCACCTCTGGAGACTTAACCGAGGGCAAGTTGTATAGAGTTGTTGAAAATGACGGTCTTGATCTTACAGCAGTAGGAGGATCAGCAACCCCAAAAATAGGAGATGTTTTTACAGCAACAACAACCGCAACTCCAGTCTACGGAAATGGATCTGTAGAAGAGGTTAAAAAGACTATTGTAGGTTTAGATCACTTAGAGGGTGAAGAAATAACACCCGTAGGCGATGGAGCGGTATTTCCTAACGTAACCGTTTCTAATGGACAAGTAACACTGCAAAGCGAAGTGAACAGACTTCACATAGGCTACAGTTATACATCATTAATTGAAACTCTACCAATTGAAGCGGGCGGTAACTTTGGAACTGCAAGAGGTCAAGTTCAAAGAGTTAGCCATGTAGTAGTTAATCTATTTAATAGCATCGGGCTAAGCCACGGTCCTGAAAAAGATGACTTAACACTAGAGTCATTCAGAGAGCTTAATCATAATATGAACCAATCACCAAATTTCTTTACAGGTCCAAAAAGAATTCAAATGAAGGCAGCATATGGCAGAGATGAAACATATGTAATAGCTCAAACGCAGCCATATCCATTAAATATATTGTCTTTACAGCCAGAATTAGTAACATATTAAGTTATGGGAGATCCAATTTCATTATTAGCAATCGTCGGAACAGGTATTACAGCAGCAAGTACCATCCAGCAAGGCAGGCAAGCATCTAAGCAAAACCAGCTAAATGCAGACATTGCTCGTAATAATGCAGAAGCTGAACAGAATATGCAGAAGTTCAGGAACCAAGTTATTGATAGAAATAAGGAGGTTATTAAGGCAAACCTTGAAATTGAGGAAGATATAGCTAATGAAAAGTTTAATGTTGATGAATATCTGCAAAGAAGAAAAATCAGGAAGCAATTAGGCACTGCTAGGGCTAAAAACCTTTCTCAAGATGTAATCACATCCATGCTTCTTGAAGAAGAAAAGGCAATCGAATTTAGTAAAATTTTATTTGAGAAAGAGCGAAGGAAGAGGATTTTTGAAACACAAGAACAATTAAACCAGCAAGAAATTAGTAGAACAGAAATTAGCTTTAAAAGCGATAGGGCGGTTGAATCAAGCAAATTAAATGCTGCATCATTTGATGCTAAAGCAGCAGACCGCTCTTATATATTAAGCGCAGCAGGACAAGGACTACAAGGAACTGCAAAGGCTTTTAGCAGCTCTGACCTTAATTTATCATCTACGCCAAAAAGCGGATCTATAGCAGGATCTGGATCTACTACAGGAAACATAATTAAAAAATAAGATGCCAGCACCAACAAGCAGAACTCCGGGGTCAGCAGGGAATTTACCCTTTCAAGATATACAAACAGCAAGTGCTAGAAATTTAGCAAATCTAGGCAGATCGTTGTCTCAGTCTGCGGACATTTTAAAACAAAAGCAAAGCTCAGATGATAAACTTTGGGCGATGGAAGTAGAATCAAAATATCAGTTATGGCAAAACGAGAAACGTGCTGAGTATAGAGGAAACCCTCAAGTCAATCAGCAAGAGATTGCTATGAAGGAAGAAGATGCTTTTTGGTCACAATTTAAAGCGGAAGAATTAAGCCAAGATCAAAGTAACTTTATTAAGGAAATGAGATTCAAGCATAATCCAAGGTTCTTTGGAGATGCTGCAGGGATTGGAATACAGACTAGAGCTCAGAACACAGTTAATTCAATTGACAGAATCACATCAGCACAGGCTGATATTTTTGCCACTACTAATATTTCCGAGCTATCAGCAGAACAAGTAGAGGAAATAGTAAACTCAGGATTAGAAACAATTGATGCTGCCGCTGGATCTACTGCAGCAGGTGTTCAATATGCGGAGCAAACAAAAGATACTTACCTTAATTCAATAGTAAGAAATAACGCATTCTTAAGACACCACCCTGAAAAGGCTAGAGAGATTGCATTGCAAATAAATGATATAGCAAAACAAGATAATGCCATTAACGCTATTAATTCACGTGTTTCTGCAATATCAAAAAATATCGTTCAAGCATCAGTGGACAATTTTGAATCCTTAAATAATGCGGAGTTAGCAGATTCTTTATTTGCTACCAAGGCAGATACAGTTCAAACCGAGAAGTTATTAGAAGGCCTTAAACAAACTTTCCCAGAAGTAGCAGATGTAATAGCTGATAACCCTTCACTTTCAAATGTTCCTAGCGTTTTTTATGCTGAAGTAATGGGCAATGCTTTTGATATATTTAACTCAGAAGAATTCGAAAACCTAAGTGAAAATGACAAGGTGGCATATAGAAAGTCTATTCTAGGAAAGGTCAAAAAAACACTTACAGATGTATCAGATATTTTTCAAGATCCAAAGCGTTATCAAGAGTGGCTTCAGGCCAATAGCACATCAGTTAAGCAGCTGAGGGCTGCATTATCTCAAGAAGAATTAGCGGTTATGCAAATATTATCTTCAGATGCACCTGAAGTTTTGAAAATAGAAAAAGTTCAAGAGCTAAGTAAAATGACTGAGAACTACAAGAAGAGTGTTGAGAACTCAATGAAGTTACACTTTGGAGATAACGTATCAGCAACATTCACTGACGTAAGATCCACTAATCAACTTTTAAATACGATAAACAATCCAAATGCTAGCGCACTAGATAAGTATCGAGCTGGTGTAAATCATTTAATAATTAATCAAGACAGGGCTTTACCTAATCTAATTTCACTTAGAAACTCTAAGCAAATCAAGACACCAGAGTTTTCATCAATGTATTCTCTGAATAACAATATTACACCAGAACAACATGCGATAATAAATAGAGGTGCTTCATCGTCAATTACTCAAGCATCTCAACAGGGAGCTTATGCTAAAAACAGGCTACAACCTTTATTATCTGAATTAAGCCCAGATCAAGTAGATGGAGTGATTTCAGACTTGCAAGAAAAGTTCAATGAAGCGTGGGGAGATAACCTAACAATATACGACACATCAAAGGTATCTTCGATTGATGAAAACTTCTTAAGCTTTGGAAGTATTAGAAAGACTCAGGCATGGGCTGCTTTAATAGAACAGCTAGCAGATGACATCAGAACAGCCCCAGAAGGCCAAGTAGTAGACACAGGTATCAATTTATTCGGAAGACTTGAATCGCGCGCTGAGCAGGCAATAAACACCGTTGTAGGGGCATACAAAGGAAACAATCTTTACATTAAGCTGAATAGCCCTGCAGGTGAAAATACGAGCACTATAAAACTTACAGCGTCTGAGTTTGAGAAAGTAGGCTGGGCGCAAGACCAATGGAACAAACTAAAACCTATGTTTGGATTTGGTGATGAAGCAGTTCAGTTAGAACAAATTCAGGACGAGGCAGACCTACAAGGTACATTAAATTCGCTATTCGAGAATGACCTACAAGGAGCTGATAACTTATTTAGATTAGCAATGTTCTCAGTTGAGAATTCTGTAGCAGGCGTAGACAATAGAAGCTATACAGAAGAAGAACAGGCGATTATTAATTCAGCTTCAGACGCAGGCAAGTTAACTCTTTCACTAGGCAGCAATGCATTTTTATCAGAAGAAGCAAAGCAACAGATCGATGCGGTATTATCGGCAAACGATAAGCCTATGATGCTCGATCAGTTTGACTCTTTCGAAATCGCATCACTATCAAGCGTCACTATGAATGAGATTGATAACGATACGGTTATGATGGCATTCAATTCTGATGCTTTCGCAACTCAGTTTCAAGGTGAGCAAAACTTTTCAAATCAGCTAGTCGTTACCTACGGGGTAAAACAATCTGATGGAACAATAAAGGAAACAAATATACCAGTTAAAATAAAGAAAAGAGATTTAATTGATTTCTCTAAAGAAGCTCTAAGAAGACAGCGTATCGACGCTAATAGAGATTTAGAAATTCCAATATCTCCTTAGATTATGCCAACACAACAAGATCTTATTTTAAAAAACTATTCGCAAGATAGTTTTGTATTTAAAAAACCAAGCGTAGGATTCGTAGATAGTACGGCTGCTAACTTCAAGTTAGGTAATTTTACGGGCAGCATCGGTGAAGCTGCTGAAAGGGCAATAGCTCAAAGCATTGCAAGAAATTTTGACAAGCCAATTAACGAAGAAGATTTCAATGAGAGGTTCGGGGATAGCGGAATAAAGTTTGAAGAAGGCATGACGGCATCAGAAGCTAGTATGCTTAAGCAGTGGAAGACAGAGGAAGAAGCTTTATCATTCTTAGCTACTGAAGGTGGAGACGGGCTAATTAATATGGTCACCAACTTTACATCTCAGCTAGCGGGTTCACTATGGCATCCAGTAGATGCATTAACTTTATTTATACCTGTTGAGAACTTAGTCGGAATAGGAGCTAGGGTAACAACGCAAGGAGCAAAGGTTGCAGCAGGAAGAGTGGCTACTAGTTCTTCAACTCGCATAGCGTCCAAGTCATATGCAAATAAAGCATACAATAGCTTGCAAGGAGTATTAGATAATAATATTAAGAAGGCAGCAGGGAGAGGTAATAACGTTTCTACTAAAGGCCTTAATATAGTTAAGGAAGGGCTGGATAAAACACACTCAGCCTTTAAGGTAGTAGGCGGTAAAGTTCCAAAAGATCTAATGCAGTCAGCATTAACAATGAAAGATAAAGGCATCAGAGGTTTCGCATCTGGTGTTTTAGATTTTACAGTAACAGAACCAATGCTTGCCTTTATGCTGCAAGACCAACAGTTAAATTATTCAGCAGAAGACTTCGCAATGGGTTTAATGTTTTCAGGAGGTGCAGGTATTGGATTCGCAACAGCACCTCCAATTTTTAGAAGAGCCTTTACAGGAGCAGCAGTAGCCCCTATAGCACTGGACGCAATAGCAGCTAGCGGAACTAGCGTATCCCAAGTAGCTGCAGCTGGTATATTCGGAAAATTTGCAAACGATGCATTTAATACCTATTCAAACTTAGAGGCCAAGACAAAAGTAGACAAGTTTACAGCAAGCGTAAGTGCAGCATTAAATGGTGGAGATGATGAACTTATTCAAGATATTATTAGTAAAGCAGATCCAGAGGTAGTAAATGAATTAATTAGGCAGAGATTCGATAACGTAGCAGACTTAGACGGCGAGGTTATACAGCAAGCAAGAACAAACCTAAAAGATTCTATTGAGGCTGATCCGGCATTAGCTGAAAGATTAAAAATAGACCCTAATAAAATTGACGACTCAATAGATCAATTAATATTCGATGATCTGGTCTTAGATAAGGAGACAGGAGACTTAGGCTTAAGAAGTTTATTAGAGGAAGATATTAAACAAAAGCTTTTTGACGAAACAATAGGAATAGAGAGAGCATTTTACGAGGCGCAACAAAAAAAGCCAGAGCTTTCCAAAAAAGCTTCACCAGATGAGTTTGATAGGGCCTCCGACTCTTTCTTATTTGATACTCCAGTAAAGAAAAGAGAATTTCTAGATAGAGAAATCGAATCACTTGAAACTGAATTAGGATTAAAATCAACCGAAGAAGATATAGGAAATATTGATAAGCCTAATAAGAATGAACCTTTAACAGAAGATCAGTTCAATGATTTTGTAAAAACAGGCAATGTTCCAGACTCCGCAATTTTAAATATATCTGAAAAAATAAAAAAAGGGGAAAAGCTAACTACGCAGGAAGAATCAGTTCGTCAGGAAAAAAACAAAGAGATAGAGGTTTTATTACAAAAAGGACTAGAGAAAGAGACGGCAACCCAGAACGTATTTGAGATTTTAGAGTTCAATGGAATTAAGTTGTCAAAGTTAAAGCCGATTAAATCCGAATTAAAAGCCATCTCTAGGGAAAGGGATAATCTTTCAGAAAGAAACGAGGCTATGAATTTAGCCAGAGAGAATACAGGACTTATAACTGCGGTAGCCAATAACTTCGATGCTTCAGTTGGAGAATTAGTAAATCAGGGAATAGACTTAGAGGTAGCACAAGACTTAGTTACATCTATAAATAATCGAGTTCAGGAAGCAAACGCTTTTAATGGTCTAGATGCAGATGGACAACCGATTAATCAACTTCAGCCAAATGATATAGATGCTATACTTGATGCTGTTGAGGATGACTTTATAAATCCTACTAAGACAAATATACGAACAAGGTTAATAACTCTTCAGAAGACTAACCAAATAACAACATTCTTAAACCAGTTTCCTAAGGGAGAAAAAATTGACGCATTAAAAGCATTTTATCTAGGATCATATAGGGACGAGGGTAAATATTCTTCATTAAGAGATAGCGTTGATACCGCAACAAATGCTAAGACACTAGAGATCATTGGTAAGCTATCTGAACAATTAGAGCGTCAAGGCCTTTTAAGAAAATGGAAAAGGGAAGAATTTAATACACAAGCATTCTTTGAGGCTAAGCGTCAGGCCGACCAAGGGAAAGAAATTAGCAGCGATATAGATATTGATACAGCCAGAGCAGCTAAAACATTGTCCAATATCGAAGCACAATTACTTTCTGAGTTAAATGCAAACGGCACATCAATAAGAGCCGCAGCAGGTCGCGTAGGTCGACGAACTCATGATGTAGGAAAGATTGTAGCGGCAGGCTTTAATAAGTGGAAAGAAGACGTTTCAAGGCTAAGGGTTAAATATCCACCCAATGCGACGGACGTAAAGGCCCGTGAAGCCTATTTAAAGGGCGTATATGACGCGATCGTAGACGAACGCATGCTAACGGACCTATTAGACCCGTTCCAGCCCATAAGCAAGCTCTCAGAGCGTTTAGACGAAAGCAGAGAATTGGTCTTCCTAGACTCTACATCAGAATTCGAATATACAAACTCAGACTACGTAGCGGGCAATACAATGGAGAATGTAATGCTAGATCTCATGCAGAAATCTAGAAACGTAGGCTTAATGAATAAATTAGGCCCAGATGGAGTAAGAACTCACGAGACTATCAAGCAAATCATGTTTGAAACGAAGGAGACTAAGAAGGTTAATACCGTAATCGAGACAGCAATTAATACAGCAAATAAGCCAGACACAGCAAAGCTTTTTGATTTAGATACAGTATTTAATAAGGTTTCAGGATTGTTAGATATACCTGACAGCACGACAATTCATGCAGTAGGAAGACACGTTTTACAATTTAAAGCATTCTTTTTACAAAACCTTTTAATCAGATCACTTCCAGACATAGCTAATCTGTTTTATAATGGATCATTCTTAGGTAGAAACTCAATGGAGACGCTTAATAGCTTAACTAAGGGTTTCAAAAGCAGGCTTTCAGATAATGAATGGAGATCATATCTAACACGAATGGGAGCAGTATCAGACTCTATGGTAGGCTCATTACGCGGCATCATGGATAACGATCTAACAGGACTCACATCTAGATACGCTAGAGCATTTATGAATTTCACAGGTTCATACTGGTGGAACAATTCTATCAACTCAGCATCGGTAGTTGACGCTAATATCGTGCTTACAGAGTTTTTTAAAGGAAATACACCAAAGGCTGATTTACCAGTAATAGACAGAATCAAGCGTCAGTATGGATTTTCAAATAAAGAATTCGCAGTATTAAAAAATCTTATAGAAGACATTGACGGTCACTCAATAATCAGTGACAGAAAAATGAATGACGCTAATTCAATTCCAGATAAGCAGCTTAATACGATCCTTAAGGAGCAAGGCCGTAGGCAATCTAAACCAGAGAGGCAAAAGCTTAAGACTGAAATATTCAGAAAATACAGAGCATATTTAAGTGACTCAATGAGAAGTTCTGTTTTAACAGCAGACGAAAAGACTAGGCTAATAACAACAGGAGGCACTAAGGCTGGAACAATCGGAAGGCTATTAGCTGACACAATTTTCTCTTTTAAGACCTTCCCAATCTCTACACTTACCAGAAAGATGTCTAGAGGCGTATTCGGGTCAGGAGCTAAATCAGTAGGTGAATTTATTAAAGACGGCCAATACGGAAGGATGCAGTTAATTCAGCATGCGGCACTAGCAACCTTCTTAGGCTACTTATCTAACAATATCGCAGACCTAATTTCAGGTAGAGATGTAAAAGACCCAGCAGACCCAGAGACTTGGAGAAGAGCATTTGCAGTAGGTGGCTCATTCGGATTATTAGGCGACATAATGATTGGAGAGCTAAATAAAGACTATCTATTAGGACCAATAGCATCTACAGGTATAGAAGCTTCTCAAGCTGTATTTAGCGGAGATATATCAGGATTTTTTAACAAAACAAAGAGATTTATACCATTTTTAAACTTTCCAGCGGTATACCAAGCGACGAATTATTTATTCCTTAAAGACTTCGAGGATATACTTCAAGAGTACGAAGAATCACTAAAAGGCAAGTAAAATGTCTTGAATATTAATACAAATATATTTAACATCAAGTTATGGTCAGCACAACGGCTACAGAATTAGTTCACGTAGGTAATGGTACAACAATATCAATACCTGTTCCTTTTTTGTTTTTACAAGACGACGATTTAATTGTTGTTGAGAAAAACGTTTCTACATCTATACAAACACCGCTAACGCTAAATATTGATTATACCGTAACTGGTGCGCTTCAGGAACTTGGGGGAACTATTGAGGCTAATGTAGCTCCACCAGTGGGCGTAGAATGGCACGTTTTAAGACAAACCGACTTAACTCAAGAGGTTGACTATATCAATAATGACGGATTTCCTGCAGATGCTAACGAATCAGCACTAGATAAGTTAACACTCATTGCTCAAGAGTCACATAATAAGTTATTAGAAAATGAGGGAAGAGCATTACTTTATCCTATATCTGAGGACTCTAGCACGAGCAATATCCTACCAAGTAAGGGAGATAGAGCAGGCTTAAATTTCGTATGGAGCGGAACTGGTGAGCCAGCAGCAGGAAGCGTATTAGTATCTGGAAATATTATTAATGACTCCGATATGGGCGGGGATAACCCATCTCCTACAGATGCAGCAAGTCAAGCTTCAGTAAAGAATTTCGTAGATACAAGAGATCCTTTAGGTGTTCCTAAGCCTTATTTTGGTTCTTCTGCACCATCAGGGCATATTTTGGCAGCCGGAACTATTGGGAGTAATGCATCAGGAGCTATCCACACAACCACAACAGCAGGACAAGATACAGAGCCTTTATATACTCACTTTTGGAATCAATGCGCAGATGCACAATGTCCAGTCTCAGGAGGCAGGGGAGCATCAGCAGCTGCAGACTATGCAGCAAATAAAACATTAACTCTACCTGATATTGAAGGAACGACACTTAGAATGCTTACCGATATGGTGGGTTCTTCTAATAATAGGATAACGGTTGCAGGTTCAGGATTAGACGGAACAATACTAGCTGCAGTAGGGGGCTCTGAAACTCACCAATTAATAGGCGATGAGTTACCAAGCATAAGCCCTTCAGGATCTACTAATACTTCTGGAAATCATAATCATGCAGGAAGTTCTACAAATACTACAGGAGCCCACATTCACTCTGTTAATGCTGTTCCAACGTCAACAGACAATGCAGCTGAGGATGGAGTTTCAGATAGAGAGGCAGCAGCACCCGATGATATTGATACAACATCAGCAGGCGATCACTCACACACTTTAACAATTACAAACGATGGCGACCACTCGCACACAGTTTCTATTAACGCCCTTGGTAATGACGATGCTCATAACAACTTAGGGCCAACAACAATGGTTAACGCAATATATAGGTTATAATGGCAACACTAGTAAGAAAAATTATTAAAGCAAATTGTGCTACTGGATTTTATGACGATGGAGTATCAATTAATTTAAACAGGGTATCAACACTACCAGAAGATGCAGACTGCTTGGTTTATCCAGATTGGCATGGTCATTCAGGGGTAAGGGTTGAAAAAAATAGTAACTCACCAGTTAACTTTTCAATTGAGTATCAAGACGCATTGATACAGAGCTCGCAGCAGCAAGAGCAATACTTGATCAACCATATGACGGAGGAACAGATTAATGGTTATTGAGGCAGAATATTTAGATACAACAAGCGAACTTGTTTTACTTACTTTAGAGGATGGCGAAAAGGTAGAGTTAGACACAAGATCAAGGCCAGTAAATACATATCACCAGCAGTTTGGTAAATATAAAAAGAAGAGCCAAGTAAAACCCTTTATTAAACATTACGAAGATTTAGGGGCTTCTGTTAAATTCGAAGATACAGTAATACTTAAGTCTGACATGTCTACTCAATGGAACGAGGTTTTAAAAGAAGTTAGCGAGGGTTTAGCAGTAATAGAACCACCGAAAGTAAATATCGATGCAGAGGTGGAAAGCAAATGCATTGAAGAGGGGGTAACTGCGGAAGCTTGGATAATGGCTTTAGTAAAAAAAGAGGTAGACGGTGATCCTGACAACTGGAACCGCTTAGTTCGTAAAAGAAAAAATATAATCAATTTAATTAAACAAAAGGCATAAAATGGCTAGTATAAATAATGATGACCCAGTTACCTCAAATGGTGACTACCCAGTAAGAGGACATGAGGCAGGTAAATTACACTCTTTTTTAGTGGAAGGCGTATTGGGTGGAGCAACAGTTACCTTACAATGGAGAAAAAAGCGACCAACTTGGAATGCATTTGATGACGCTAGTCTT